CGGCTTGTTTACCGGATGTTTGACGAGAGGACACAGCTAACCGACCCAATACCATTAGCTAAGGAATGGATGCGGTATAGCTGGCATGATTTTGGGCAGGCCAATCCGGCGGCTCTGTTTGCAGCAATGGACACGAGCGGTAATATCTTTATATATGACGAATACCTACCAGGCCCCGGTAAGTCCACCTATCAGCATGTAGAGGAGTTTAAGAAGAGAACACATGGATTAACGGTGCTGAAGCGGATAGGCGGGAATCAGACCACAGAAGACGAGATAAGGCAGGGATATAGCGCACATGGGTGGCCGATAGTAGCACCGAAGTGGGAGAAGGTCAATAAACAACTTGAAATAGCCTTTGGCCTTATAGAGCGCAACCGTGTATTCATATTCAGGACATGCCCAAATCTACTAAATGATATACGGCGGGCTGTGTGGGAAGTAGACACCAACGGCATACGGCTGGATAAGATAAAAGACGAAAGAATATACCATCTACTAGCCTGTCTGCGATATGGATTGAGTGACTTCACACCTGAGACGGTAGAACAAGAGGCAAAAGCCGCACCAGTGCAGAGCTTCCGGCCTGGTGGTATAATAAGTAGACCAAAGGAAGCGGCAGGAATACGAGACTATAGGAGGTAGGGTTATGAGTAATGAACATTTGAAATATGTATTAGAAAATATGATAAAACATGGAGAATCGGCCATATCTGAGAACAAAGAACCACCTGAAATAATAGAGGCCGTTAATAATACACTCTCTTTTGCGAAACCATTCCTTGAAAGATTAAAGGCAATACCAGACTAAACAAAATTAACCTTAGAATATCAAAGCCCCCAATTTCGGGGGCTTTTTTGTTACACGGAAATAATGGAGGCACTAATGCCACGTAAAAAGAAGCCAGTCACAAAAGAATATACCGCAGCAGAGATAATCAAACTGGTTGATGATAAAGAGAACTCGCAAGCATTCCGTGACTTGCGAGACCAGATGGACTCCGACTTCGACCTGTTCGCTTTGACTGAGGCAACAGAGAAGACAGGTCACCAGACCTATACCACACCGAGGCCAAAGAATGACTTTAAGAAGGTATTTGCTTCGGTCAATAAGGCTGAATTAACGTGGCGTATTGCTGTACCGGAAGATGCACCGGAAGAAGAACGGCAAGCGGCCAGCAAGGGCGAAGAAATACTCACTGGCATGATAGCACAGGCAGACAGAAAATTAAAGCAGATGGGTGAGCCCGTACTGCGTGAAGGGTTGGGTTGGTTTGGCTGTGGGCGTGGTGTCGGTGGATTAAGGTGTCTGATTTACACCCCTGAAGGGAATGATACAGAGACAGTTATAGATATCCGGCATGTTGACCCAATGCAAATGACGTGGGAGGACGGGCTGGACGGCATGGCGTGGGGCAACATCAAATACACCATATCGGTAACAGAGGCTAATGATAGGTGGGGTGATAAGGTAGGGGAAATCAAAGGCGATACTAACGATGAGGTCAAAGTATATGACTTCTTCACCAAGAAGATAAACGCTATTGTCATTACAGACGGGAATATAGAAGGAACTGAGACAAAGTTTGTCAAAAAGCCGGAAGACCACGGCCTTGACCACGTGCCACTGTGGAAGGGTTTCGCAGGTTCAATGCCTACGGTTTACCGTAAGGAAGGCGACTCCACACCTACCCTGAAGTACAGGGCTTCGTCTATTTGGGACGCCAGCCGGGGTATATATAAACCATTCAACGACCAGATAGGCTTCATTATGGACACGGCGGAAAAGAGTGTCTCTGGAACACTGGTCTATGCGACTGAGGACGGCAAGAAACAAATTGAGGGCAACCCCTTTGAGAATTACAAGGTCATATTGACCAAGTACGACAAAGAAACCCTGACTCCACTTGAGACACCAAAAGTACCACCAGAATCAGCGGTACTAATGAACATATTTGACAGGGACTTACAGGCCAGCACAGTACCGTATCCGATAGGTTATGGAATTGATACTCAAGCCCATTCCGGTGCTGCGTTATCTATGATGAATGACAATATGAGGTCAATCTATGACCCCTATTGCAACTTGGTGGCCGATGGCTTCAGGTGGCTATGTGAGGAAATCTTCAGTCAGTTCAAGCAAAAAGGTCAGAAGATGGTACTCAAGGGATATAACAATAATAAGAAATTCTTTACTCTTGATGTATCGCCGGACGATATACAAGACGACTGGTATGTTGTTGTAACGTGTGAACCCAAGATGCCGAGGGATCAGGCTAATGAAATCGCAATGGCGAAAGCCGCAACTGCTAAGGATAAAGACGGCAATCAGTTAGTCAGTTATCTCACGGCGAGAGAAGACATGATACATCTTCAGGACCCTGATGCCGAGAGAGAAAGAATTGACGAAGAAAATGTACGGGCGCTCATAAACCAGAATCCAAACCTTGCTTTGCAGAAACAAGCCCTTGCCTTAATAGAGAAGGGCGATAAGTGGGGAGCATTGGCCTTACTTGGTACAACCCAAGACCCGTTGAAATGGCTCAAGACTTTACCGCCGGAAGCACAAAACGCCTTAATACAAGAGGCTATGGGCAAAGGTGTGATAGGAATGACAGCGCCAACGCCACAAGGTATGCCTCAGGGCGCACCGACTGGGCAAGTAGCTCCTCAAGGTGCTGGCGCACAGAATATACCACCACAAGTAGCGCAGGAGTTACAACAGTTATCACAAAGGCTTGGAATACCACCGGATAAACTTGCACAGATGCAACCGGAGGAAATAAACGCACTACTGGCTAGACAAGGAGGTCAATAATGGCTGAATACCCTGCTGGTTATGTATATACAGACGGCACAGGGGCTACGTGGGTAGCTGACGGAATGGGTGGCTGGGCTTCTGGCGGAGGGCAATTTGAGGGGCCTGACCCTGGATATGTTGCTCCAACGAGCAACGAACAGAAATATTATGCCTTTTCCTATGACGGTCTCACCTTTTGGGGTAGTACGCAGGCAGAGGCCGATGCTGCGGCTGCTGCTTATGATGCGGCACGCGGTCAGAATAAGAATAAATCCGCTGCTGATATCAATACTGACCCTAACGTGACTAACCCTTCCAATCCTGAAACCCCTGGCGGTACACCTGTTGCAGAAAGTGATTTAAAGTATTGGGAAGAAGAACCAGACATGTATCCTGCTGTATGGGCGAAGCAAACTGGCCTACCCGATACTGGACGAAACCCCTGGCAAGAATGGCTGGACTCGCAACAAGGTGGAGTTGAAGCGAGTTGGAGAGCCAAGAATACATTAAATGAAATAAATAATCCAACTGCTGCAGATGCACCTCTATTCGCCGATTATTTGAACAGTATTGGCAATGCAGGTGGTATTGGTGGCGAGAGAACTGCTGCTTACGATAGTCTTAAAAATGCTCTAGGTATGGATTATTCAAGACAGGGTGATTTTTACAAAAGTATGGGAGATGACCAAACTGCACAATTATTATATGCCGCTTTGAAAAAACGTTTTTCTGCGCCTGTAGCCCAAAGTATGATAGGGAATTACTCCAATATTAAACAAGGATGGCAGGGCAATACACAAGGCGGTCAGACTGGTGATAGTTTTCTTAATTATATAGCCCAAAAGTATAACCTGAATATATAAGGGAGCATAAAAATGGCTAACGATTGGAGTCCCTTTCTTGAAGATAACCCCGAAACATTCTATAACGCCGTAAGTCCCACCGGAGCAAACAACTTCACAAACTATTGGAAGAATAAATACTCTGATGTGTACGGTGGGTATCTAGGTAAACTCGGACAACAGGCCATAGGCGGGCAATCCCCTAGTCTTACCTTTGGTGATTACCTGAAAGACTACCCGTTCCTATCCGAATGGCTCAGAATGTCCCCTGGCAATAGGGGGCAAATGGGTGTTGGTACTTCGCGCTGGATGGTGTAAGGATAAATGGGCAAAGATGTATTTGCTGATATAGCAGATTCATACATACAGACTTCGGATAAGCTGGCGGCTGCGTTGTCTCCAACGATCAGGCCGGAGCAAAAGAAGAAAGTATATCCATTTGCGGATTACTATGCAGCTAAACAGCCGAAGGTAGAACCGGAGTTGGTCGAGGGCGTAGACTATCTACTGTCTACTGACGAGAAGCGAAGGCAAAAGAATAATCAGTTAAAGAACATACCAGAGTCCGTACTCAGTACCGAACCGCGCAAACTTGGTCTACTAGAGAAGGCAACGGGTGTTATGCGTAAGCCCACTGAGTTCGTAACCAGGCAGATAGAGAAGTTACCTGGTGATTCTATTGTAGAGAAGGGATTGAAGACTGTTGCCAGTATGCCACAAGCTATGGGTGAGGATATAATCAGTACAGTAGCTTCCAAGAAATACCGTGAGGAAAAGGTTCTCGATCTTCCAACTGGCAAATCCACGGTAGGCGAAGTATTAAACTATGCCGGCCTTGCGAGTGGTACTGATATCAACGTGGCCTCACAGGAAGCGGCTCAAGCGTTGGGCCGTACGGGTGTTAAACTGGCTGCCAGAGATGCCGACTTGAGGGCTGGACAGTATGCCCGTGACGTTGCTGCTGGCATGAAGAAAAATGTTGCCTCGGAACTAGGTGCAAGGAAGCTACAGCCTGTGGCTAAGGCATACACCAGTATTGGTGGTACTTCACCTGGAAATGAGGCTGAGGAAATAGCGGCAATCAAGGAAATGCTGGCTAACGATAGAGTGGCTAGTTATCAAGTACCTAAAACTTATACTCGTACAGTAAATGGAGTCAAACAGATATCTACTCGAAACGTAGGCTTGACTGATATACTCGGTTCAACTGGTCAAATGAAAGAGAATTTAACTATCAGAGAAGCCAAGATATTATTGAACGGTAAAGACCCGTCTCCCACTTCTATTATGCCAAATGGACGTGTTATGTGGGAATATGTTATGGATCAGATGGCCGAGGATTTAGGTTTCAAGAGTGAAGACGAGTTTATCAAACACCTTGAAACCATAGCGGCTTATAAAAACAGATTGAAGGAATTAGATACTACACTGGTTAGACAACGTGAGACTCCTATAGCCGTTCAAACTGGACTTGCGGGTATGGGCAAGGAAAACGCTCAGTCAACTATGTTTGGCGAGACTACTGGACTCAAGCAAGGTACTACAAAGCAAGGTGCTATAGATTACGCCAAACAGCAAGCGGCTAAACCCTTGCCTGGACAGATTAGTATGGAGGGTAGAACCCTCAGCGAATTAACAACCATTGAAAAGCAATCCGTATTTAATAAAGTGATAGATAGAGGTGATCTCCCACCTGATTTATCTTTCAATGACTTTGTGTCTCAATTTGGTGATGATGTCTTTGATGTCAATACTGGTAAGCTGACCGCACAACCATTGGAGGATATGTCAGGCTTTGCCAGAGGATATGAACCGCCTGCCCGTGTTCCTGCTACCCCTGAACTTGCTGCCAAAGTCCCTGCTGCAAAGGGTGTACCTGAAGTCATTACCGAGGAAGAATATCTATCAAAGAATGGTGCGCCATTTATGGGTGGCGCTGAGCCTGCTTTGCATAAAAATATCCAAGAGGGACGTGCAAAACAACAAGCCATCGCCAAAGTATCTAAAGATATGCAGGCCAATATTGATAGACGTGTACAATTAAGGGAGGAATATCAAGCCAAAGTTGCTTCGGGTGAAATTAGACCTCCTACAAGGAACGAAAAGTTAATAAGAACAGCACAAGGCAATCCCGATAATGAGTCGGTTCAAGCGGCTAGGAGAATATTAGATAAGAATGGTATTAAGTGGCAAGAAACCGTAGACCTGCCCCCACAGGCCGCCACGCAGGCAACACAGGCGGGCAAGGGCGTGAAGCCACAACCTGTAGGCTGGGATGTTGTACCACCGAGTAAGCCGCCTGTAACGACTGGGGCAATTGATGCAATACCTCCCGAAGTCAATATCTCAACTGGTATTCAATCTACTATTGCCCAAGCAAAGGCCATTGTTCAAAGAGATAAACCAGGGATTGTTACCAGAATGATGGATTATGTCCCCGGATTGAAACAGGTACGGCATGGATTACAGCCTGCTTTGGATATGCCAGAGAACATTACTACCGGATGGGTAGGACAAGGACTGGCAAGAGGTTCAGTTGATACCTCTCTACAACAGGCAAGAATCGGGCAACTAGAACAATTAGAACGTGTGTTTGGGAAAGGTGCAACAGCCACACAGGACTTCAAACCAGCAGGGGTTATCTTCAAGGGCATACCGGAACAGGCCAAATATCCCTATGTCGGCACTCTGGCTGATATTATGACACGTCCTAGCCTGTATGAATTATCAGCGGAGCAAAAAGCGGCACTCTCGACTATTCAGTCAAACAGGAGCGCTGGCTTCAACTCAGTCAAGGCCGCTTATAATCTGGATATTAACGAGTTCCCAGTTGAGGCTGGCGGTGTGCATCTACCAAATGTGGACGTATCAGAAGATGCCATTACTATGAGTGGTAGTTTGCAAAATGCCTTGAACCGTGGACGTTCAAAAGAACGGTTCTACAATACCGCAGCCGATAGGTGGGCACATGATAATACATTCAGGCCGGAGACAACTATATCAAAACTACTAGCAGCTAATGATACCACACTTGCCAATATGTCCGGTCAAAAGGTATTTCTTGAGGGTATAGGTGGAAAGACTCGCCTTGAGGTTATACAGGAGACACACCCGGAATTAGCGGCCAAGATGTTAAACCTTAGAAAGAGAGTACAAAAACTTCAGGGTTACAAGTCAATTCTTAAAGAAGAACAAGGCCAAGCACTAGATGATTTCCTTAACTCTCCTATTGAGGTAGCCGATCTGGACGAGTTAAGAAGTGCCCTTGATGTAAAACTTGTCCCTGGCCGGTATGTGGCAAAAGCCCAAGCGGGCAAAGACCTCCTAACGGTACAAAAGGAAATTAACGGCGTCAAGGCACAAATAGCCGCTTTAAGACCTGCCTGGAACACGGCTAACCTAAAACCCTATACATTTGTTCAGGATGGAGTATTCCGGTATCTTCCTATTGACGAGGCAAACCAAGTCAGGAATTTACTCAAGACTACAAATAGCCCCTGGCTAAGATTCGTTGACAATCTAAGGGCTACGGCCTTTGGCGGTGACTTATCGCCTATCACGATACAAGGAGCTACGGCGTGGTTCTCTGACCCCATAGGGGCTTCACGGTTTATTGCACAGGGCAAAGGTGGTCTTACACAAGCATCCTTATTATCTGATATGAAGGCCAATCCTGAAAGCTGGCAACGGTTTGTTGCAGCTACTGGTATCAATCCACTTGGCGGTGTGGAACAAGAGTTTGCTACAGGCTTTCTTAGCCAAATACCAAAGGGCATAGGCAAGGGCTGGGCAGATTGGAATGAGGCGCTATATAGGCCAATCACTAAGATGCAGAAGGATATATTTGAGTCTTCATATCAAGGTGCTATAAAGAGAGGACTTACGCCGAAACAAGCGGCGGCTATCGGAGCTGACGATGCTACGAAGATTATTCCGAGGTATAACTTTCGCAGGTTAGGCCAATCACAGGCAGAAGCCGCTAAATATCGGGCGGCTGTTACCTCTGTATCGTTCCTTACGCAACCCGCCGCACTCACAAACGATGCGTTAAAGGGATTGGTTAAAATAGCCACTAAGCAAACCATCACGCCTACAGAATCGTTTGCGGTTAAAAGGGTAGTCACTCTTGTAGCTACTACTACAGCAATAGCGGTGGCAAGTAATGTCTATTATGCTAAAAATCATGGATTGGATGAAGAACAAGCAGCTAGGGATTCTATTGACCCCAATTCCGGCAAGTTTATGTCGTTAGTTTTACCCAATGGAGCTAAAATCAGTCTTGGGGGGCCGTTTCGTGGCCTTATCAGAGCAGTAGTCCCGAAGAAGATAGAGGGTGTGGCAGTTCCTATGCCCTTTGCCGGACTCTACAACTTCGCTAAAAACAGAATGAATCCAGCGGTACGAATTGTTTGGGATGAAGTAAGAAACAAAGACTATGAAGGTAATAGAATACGTTCCGGCAATTTCCCTATCAACGTCCTGAAGGGATTGGAGTATGCCTTTGAAGGGAGTGTCCCATTAACCATAGGTACAATAGCCCAAAATAAACGTACAGGCGAGGATTGGGGGACTTTGGGGCAAGAAACCGCCTCTCAGTTCATGGGGACTAATTACCAGGCTGATGACCCTATTTATACCGCAAGTTTAAGATGGGATAAAGACTTATCTGATTACAACTCCATACCTACCAACACTATAGAATTGAAGGCGGCACAGAAGAAAGATTCTACTATCAAGAGTAGAGAGAATTATCGAAAAGATAACCCCGAAGTGGACGCCAAACTGTTTATCACAGGGGATGGTGGTATTACTTCCTTAAAGAGTGCCAAGGGTGTTGATAAAGTTGTCGAATTGGTCAAAAAAAATAACATTGATTGGAAAGAGATACCAGGTATTAAACAAAGACAGGATAATCTGGCAGAAGCTAAAAAATCTGGCATAACATTAGAACCAACTATAGTTGATACTTTAATAACCAGATTGGAGACTAAAGGCGCTAAAACTCCACCTATGCAACCAACTCAAACACCAACACCCACGCCTACACCTGTACCAACGAATACACCCGCATCAACTAAGACACCTGCCAAAGCAATAAAGGCGGGCAGTTGGGAGATGTTCGAGACCATCTATGGCACAAATATACTGACACCCTTGAACGATTACTGGTATGAAGGGAAGACACTCACGCCAGAGCAAACCAAATATTTACAGTCTATATACCAGACATTCCCTTTAGGACAGACCAATTTTAACACCTGGTACAAACAGACGTTGAGGCAACTGTATGAAAAATCTGCGACAGAGGGGGTGAAGTAATGCCATATGGCAATGACAGTTATACATATAGTCCAGACTCATGTTCAGAAGACGTTGACAGCGTAAGTTAAAAGTAAAAAAGAAAATAGGTAACTTAAGAGGCCACCCAATGAGGTGACTTTTTTAGTGGTGAAAAAAGAAAGGAAGTTAATAAATCATGAACGGCGATAAAGACCCTAACACTCAAGTTGAGAGTCCAGAGGTAGCCGAGTCTAAACCTGGGGAGTCAACTCCTCAAGTTAATGAGGCTACACCTGCTCCGCAACCTGGGGAAACAGGGGAACAAAAGCCTATAGCGAAAACACCCCGGACTTACTCGGAAGATGAAGTTAAAGACCAGATAGCCAAACTGACTTCTGCCAAAGACACCGAGCTTCAGAAGCATAAGAACGAAGTGGCTCGCCTGAACATGCAGCAAAGAATCAACCAACTGGCTGCACAGGAACGACAGGCACAGGACAAAGACAAGCAAGCGGTAGAGAACGGAACGATAACCGCCGAGGAAGCAGAGTCACGCAAACAGGCGAGGGCTGAGACTAATAGACTGAGCCAAGTGGTTGAACAATTAAAGCCACAGGCTGAGCAACTTGGCAGAATCCAACTGGCAAATGACCTTGCCAAATCTTATAAGGACAAATACGGAGTCACGATTGACCCTGATGTTCTCATAAGGGACAAGGACATTAAATCGCCTACAGAGATGATGCAGAGGGCTTCTGAACTGGCCTTGACTTCTAAGAATGAGGAGTTGAAGACACTCAAGAAACCCACCCCCAAGCCGGAGGTGTTTGATGGTGGCCCTGGTACTAATGGCGGTGGCGTAGCAAGCGAAGAATCACGGTTAAAAGAACGATACCCGTCAATGTATAAAAAGTAAGGAGTACATAAATGTCTGATGTTTATATGACGCTGGCAGACTTAGCCAAGCGCAGAAAATACGGCGGCGGCATTGACTCTGTTATAGAAATGCTTGCCGAAACTAATCCAATATTGGATGATGCACCTGTGGTAGAGGGCAACTTACCGACAGGCCATAGGTCAACACAACGTGCCACTTTGCCTACTGGTACATGGAGGCAGATTAACCAGGGTGTTGATACCGAGAAGTCCACCACAATACAGGTAGATGATACATGTGGTGTGCTGGAAGGTTACAGCGCTATTGATGACGAGTTGGTAAGACTTTCTGGTGACAAAGGCAAGTTCAGGGCTTCCGAAGATGACGCCTTTATTGCGGGACTGTCCAATAGTGCTTCAGACGCTATCTTTTACGCAAGTTCGCTGACTGACCCTGAAAAGATGCACGGATTGGCCCCTCGTTATGCTAGTACCACAGGCTCAACCGCTAATTACATCATAACTGGTGGTGGCAGTGGTAGTGACAATACCTCAGTTTGGATAATCAAATGGTCGCCATTGACCTGCCATCTAATCTATCCCAAAGGGACTAAAGCGGGCATTGAGTCTGAGGACTTAGGCAAAATACCCTGGCTGGATAGTAGCAACAAACACTATCAGGCATGGGTGACACACTATACCTGGCATTTGGGGCTAGCGTTACGTGATTACCGTTATGTCGCGCGAGTCTGCAACATTGACCTGTCAGACTTGACAGCCGATGCTTCAAGTGGCGCTGATTTGCTGGACAAAATGATAGATGCCTACTATACCATCCCGACTGCTGACCTCGGAAAGATGGCAAAGACTTTTGTTTACTGTAACAAGACAGTAGCCAAGTTCCTTCACAAACAGGCTATGAACAAATCTAACGTGAACCTCACGCTGGAAACAGTAGCAGGTAAACGGGTAACTCATTTCCTGGAAGCGCCTGTTCATATCTGCGACTCAATCACCAGTGCCGAAACTTTAGTGAGTTAAGGAGAAATACAATGATACTTGACAATAAACTCTACTTATCCGATGCACAGACCATTTGTAATTCAGGCACAACCGAATATTCAACGAGTTACGTAGATTTCGGTAGTGCCGTAAACTTTGGCAAGGGTGAACCACTAGCTGTGGTCATCACGGTTGACGAGTTATTTGCCGGAACTGGTACAACTCTCACCATTTCCCTGGTAACGGCTACAGCTTCAGACCTGACTACGGGGCAGGTAGTCCTCTATAGCACTCCGGCAATTGCTAAAGCCAGTCTGACTGCTGGTAGAGCGCCTATTGTGTTACCGCTTCCGCCGTTGGCTGAGTCCGGTAGCGCACAACGGTACTTCGGCCTCAAATTTGTTGGAGATAACACTTTTGAGACTACTGGCAAAATGACAGCATATCTCACAGAACAGAATGGAATCCAAACCAATGTCTAGCTAGTCGCCTAAAAAAATAACGATAGGGGTAGGGAGATGAGGCGACACATAATATCATGCCCTATCCCTATAAAGGGAGTTCTATTTGAATACGTTGCTATTAACTAGGCAACTGAAAATGGGGCCTGGCGCTGTAGAAATAGTATTAGCCCGAAATAAAACTGGTGGTTCGGTAGTCGCTGGTGATGTTGTTATTCTGGACAAGACTAACAGTACGTCAACCGAGATTTGCTTTACTACGACCACTACACAGGATGACCCACTAATACTCGGCATGGCTATTGAGACAATCGCCAATGGCTATTATGGGAAAATTCAAACCAAAGGCCTTACTTCTTTGTTGAAGGTAAACGGTACAACCGATATAGCGGCTGGCGATAATCTCAGTTCCTACACGTCTGTTAAGATAGCGGCAAAGGCAACGGCTGGCAAGGGGGGAGCTTTCGCTATAGCGTTGGAAGCCTATGCGACCAACGACTCCAGTGGTGTTATTGACGCTTACCTGACAGGCTCGGCGGGACGGTTCGATACCTCTACTACTACATCGGCTGGCGCTTTGACCATGACCGAGGCCACGGCCCCGGCTGGTACGGTTTGTTATGTAGTAAGGGATAACACAGGGGACTTAACCATAAATGCCCTTACAGGTAAGTCAATCCACCTGGCCATAGCTGGCACAGACGAGATTGACATTAGCGCCACTGCTATGGCTTTAGGTGCTAATAACATCACGCAGAGTACAGGCTATCTACAGTATTCCGGCGCTGGTTACATTGACCTGGGAGCAAGCGCCTACGTTAAGTTTGGTACTAATCCTGCTGGCGCTGGCATACTGAGAGTGCCAAATAACACCTACGCTATATCGGTTCGTAATGCGGCCAATAGTGCTGATTTGAGTGTTATCAAGGCTAATGCCTCAGACTTGGTAGAGTTTGGTGTAAACCTTGCGGCTCATACTGTAGATGGTGCTTTGACCGTATCAACTGGCGGTGCTGCCATTACAGGGGCTAGTTCAATTACTGGCACGTTAGCACAGACTGGCGCTGTTACCGTCATAGGCGCTGTCGGTATCACTGGAAATGTAGTGGTCACAGGTGATTTAGCCGTAAGCGGTGCATTGAATTGGGGCACTACACTAACGGTTGATGAACTGATACTCGATACTGATGGTGTCGCTCCGGCTGGTACTAACGCCTACGTGGTATCTGACAACACAGGCGATTTGACAGCCAATGCGCTAACAGGGAAATCGGTCATTTTGGCTGTAGCTGGCAATGACGAATATACCTTCAATGCAACAAAGTTCATACTAGCTGCTGCAAACGACATTCAATTCTCTGATGATGCTAGCGGCATACTGGACTCAAACGGTAATGAGGTTGTGCAGTTTGAGGGTGTTGGTAGTGCAGTAAACTATCTGCATATCATCAACGCTGTTACGGCTAATGCGATTATCCTTGAGAATAAGGGTACGAACGATAGGGGTTTCATTTTCGCAAATGCCGAAGGCGAAAAGATGCTTACTCTGACATCCGCCACCACGGCAATCTACAACCTCAATATTCTGAGCGCTGCTAGTGGCAGAGTTACCATTCAGACTGAAGGCGCTGCGGACATCGGCATGGACTTTGAGACTTCAGAAAGCGAGGAAATGCTTTGCCTCATTCCCGTTGCTTCTGCTACTGTTAATATTAGTCTCACAAGTTCCACAACTGGAACACCTCCCACTATCGGTACTATTGGTGAAAATGATATCGGTATCAAGTTCTCCAATGCCGAAGGCGAGGAAATGCTGGAACTGGCCTCAGTTGCAACGGCAGTGGATTACATCAAGATAACAAGCGCCGCTGCGGCTGGTATGCCAATCATAGCAACTGCGGGAGCAAACGATATTGGTATATCGTTCCAAAATGCTGAAGGCGAGGAAATGTTAACCCTGACCTCGATTGCAACTGCTGTTGACTACATAGATATCAAGTCCGGTGATGGTTCTACAATGCCTTGCATATCTGTGGCAGGTGATACGGCTGCGATTGACCTGTTGCTAACAGCCAAAGGCACAGGGGCAATAGTTCTTAATAACGGTACTGACCCTGTAGTCCTTAAACTCATGGGCGCACAGGCTGGTTACAACAATGAGATCCACGATGTAAACGGAAACGAGCTTATTGACCTTCAGGGTGTGGCTTCGGCTGTTTGCGAAATTGGTATCTCAAACGCTGTAACTGGTGGTAGGGCAATCATCAAGTCATGTGGCGAAACTAACTCCAACTTAATGATTGATACCACAGGCACAGGCAATATACTACTGGCTCTCGGTGGAGACGAAATTCTAGTTATAGACGATGCGGCTATCACATTCGCTGCTGCGGCTGATACCGCTGGTCATGCAGTCTATATAAAGACTGAGGCTGGTGGTGCGGATGGTGGCGCTGGCACAGGTAGAGCTGGCGCTTTACTCTATATCAGCACTGGTGCTGGCTCGGCTGCTGCTACAGCTACGGCTGTAGGTGGTGCAGGTGGTGCTTTGTCTATAGTCTCCGGCATTGGTGCTGCGGGTAATACCACTGGAAACGGTGGTGTTGGTGGCGCTATCGCTATCACGGCTGGCGCTGGTGGTAACTCCGGCGCTGGTGTCGGCACAGGTGGCACAGGCGGCTCAGTAACCTTGACGGCTGGCGCTGGTGGTGGTGCTGGTGGCGGTAAAGCTGGCGCTCCTGGTAAGGTCGTCATTGGTGCTGGCATGTTCGTACAGGTAGTACAGACCATTGATATGGCTGACGCTGCGGTTCAGATGACGGCTGCGCCTGGGCTACCTACAGGCACGCTACTTACAGGCAACATCTTGTATGTAGATGCTAACTCTGCTTCTACCGAAAACCTCTTGCTTCCTTATGAGGCTGATTGCACTGGTATGATGCTAATGATTATCAATACTGGTGGAGAAACAATCAACCTACAGAACGATGCAGGCGGCGCACTTCTGACCATAGCAACGGCTGAGACCGCTATGGTAGCGTGTGACGGTACTACCTGGAGGGGCTTTGTGGGTGTTGTCTAGCTTCTAATCTAACTAATCTAGTGGCAAAAGGGGGACTGATTAACTTCAGTCCCCCTTAATAATTAAAAGGAGTGTTTATGTTAAAGACTACTAATAGGGCAATCTTTCAGGCAAAGGACGCATTACAGAGACTTTTGAGCCGTACTGACATTCCGGCCAAGTATGCAATCAATGTTCTCAGGTTCGCCAAGAAGTACAACCCCGAGTATGAAACCATTGATACACAACGCCTGTCAATCTTCCGCAAGTATGGCGAGGAAAAAGACAAGGTTATCACAGTACCAACGGATTCACCAAATTACGCAACATTCCTGAAGGAAGTCAACGAGTTACTAGATGCCGAGTGCAAATTTGATGCTCCTATCATTGTACTCCCCGGCAACATAGACGCATTGATTCTATCCCTGGACGATCTGATTGTCCTTGAACCTTTTATTAAATTCGCAGACTAGGAGGTCTTAAATGGCAGTTCCTACCAGAAGAATACTAGACCCGATATTTGGTAAGCCCACATTAAGGGCTGCCAATAACGGTTATGCCAGATGGTCTAAGGTCAATGCACTTAGCCAATGGCAAAAAGGTACTGGCTGGCAAGCCAACCTTTACGGAGGCGTTCAGACTGGCGATGACTGGGGAGCCGTGTTTATCCCAGTCAATGAACTAGCAGTAACCTCTTTTAATAGTGCCTTGTGGTCATATTACATGACAGGCTCACAATCTATGGGTGTCAATATTGTTATATGGGTTCACGACCCTAAAGACTTCAGTAAACGTGCTGAGATATCACAGATCGGTGGCGCTGCGGGATTGGGTAAAGCCGCTGGCTGGAATAGCCATGTATTCAATACCGCAACCACACAGATGTTCTTTTACGGAGAGAATACCATAGGCACAGGACTAACGGCTGGCACACAATATACCTGGGCGCAGTTCCAGGCTGATGTGTTATTCAAGGATTGGGACATATACCGGATATCACTTGAATACGGGTGGGAAGCGTCTAGCACTTTCGCTGATGTTTGGGTGGTGGAGTGCAAACTGAATGGTCAGAGCATACCTTTTGCACCTTCAGACACGGAACTTGAGTCTGTTGGCGCTGCTGGCTTTGTCCAGGGTGCTCAGACCACCAACGCTAACACAAGAGTGCAGTTAAGCAGCACTTACACCCCATGCCAAGGCGTGTTGATAACAGCCAAACCAGCCAACACTGGATATGTATATGTTGGTGACGGCAATGTAGCATCCTCGGCTTATGTTGCGAGATTAGAGGCTGGCGATGCTGCTTGGATAAGCTGCGGCAATCTACAACAGGTCTATATAGATGTGAGTGTCAATACTGAGGGTGTCAACTACGGGTATCTGGTGTAGGGAGGGTATGAAATGAAACACATAATTCTATACCCTTCAAAGAAAAGCCTTAATAGGCTCAAGATTATTGGTGATAGTGAGTCTGTCCTCGATGACGGGATTATCACTCTCCCAACGGGGGTTACAGGCTGGCTTGATGTGCAATTCGGGGATAATACGGCCTGGGGCAGGTGCATGATCTCAGCTAATGGAACGGTAGAAATAGCTTACTGTGACACTACACCTAATTTAGTAAACACAAATACTGATACTAAATGTTGTGTCTACGATGGTGGTTCTGGCGCAGTAATCAAGAATCGCTCCGGTGGCACATTAACAGTACGTTGGGAGTTTAAGTATAGCTAATTGAGGTTGAAATATGTCTACAGCCTTTTCGACTCTTAGACAGATGGTAGGCGGCATGATGGGGACTGGTGAAGTCGTGGTTGTCACTGGAACACCAGCCGCTACCTTTGCGGTAAATAGTTTCTACTGTGCCGCTTTATTGCTTGACGAGGATGATTTCTATAATGAGTGGCATGGTAGATTCTATTCTGGCACTCATATAGGAACTAACTTTGAGGTAACGGACTCGGCTAGCGGAGTGATTACATTCACACCCAGTCTCAGTACGGCGGTTGATGCTACTGATTTGTTCGAGCTACACAGGGATTACACCCCTACTGAGATTGGGGCTAAAATCAACATGGCGATAGCAATGGTAGAAGATGAGGCACTTGTGGAGAAGGTGGACGAAACTGTCACATTAACTTCTACTACCTATGAATATGCCATACCATCAGGGTTCTATACCATCTATGCAATATATCAAGAGGAAACAACAGACGACCTTTATCATCCGGTAGATGACCTGATAGACCCTGAGTACGGATGGAGATTACTCCGCAATGGTACTACTAAAAAGCTATGGTTTGATAGTAACGCTGTAGCATTTACCACAGGTAGGGCATTGCGTATCTGTGGTCAATCCCTGGCTAGCCAACTGAGTGCAGACACAGATACCACACCGATCAACTCCGCTTTCCTGATGCAACAGGCAGTTGCCCTACTTCACCAATCCCGAATAGTAGACAAAAGTTCTGTTTCAGAACGTCACGAACGCCAAATGACACTAGCTCAGTCTATGGCTGACAGGTTACGTGGTGGCCTATTCGTGACACAACGAGGGGTGAGAGTTGGTTAATGTAACTCGCTCAAATGAAGTCTATCTATTTGGGAATTACTATCCCATCATTGGCGCTGTGTCCTCAAAGTTAGTGCAACGGTGGGCGACCAAGCAAGTAACGGGCGACTACACAAAAGATAGCGAGCGCGATACCTCGTCTCTGGTCTTTGATGATAACCGCAGGGGAATTGGTATTAAGGACATGGACGAGGCAAAAGACGTTGGGCGTGTCTACTGGTCAACTTGCGGCATTGACTACAAAAGCCATATGACGCTGCCACCACTAGCTACGGCCTGTACTAATCCTGGCACTACGGCGCCATCGGTGACAATAGAATTTGTCAACGAGCAGTACGTTGCCTTCGGCACAGACTTGCGAAAGTGGGTTAATGCTTCGGCTGCGTTTGGTGCAAGCCTTCATACCCTATTGGGAGTGCCAACAGATGCAATCGTACACAAGAGTAAATTGTACTTTGCTTGTGGTACTGACTTTGAACGCTTCGATGGTTCAAATTACGTACATGGTGTTACGTTATCTGGTGGAGCAAAGGCCACTATTCTATTTGTAGAGTGGGACGAAAAACTATTCCGGCTAGATAACACCGGGCAACTCTCCTACTCTGTTGATGAAGGTGTAACGTGGACTAATAGTGCCTTATCAAATCTTGGAACTGGAATGTATACGTCATTGTTTCTCAATGATTATGCAGGTGTGCAGATAATGCTTGGCACTAAGTTTGGGCCTTATGTTCTGGATTACGATAGTGCCAAATGGATTTACACAGGGTTCTCAGTACCGGAACAAGACTATGCGTGCAAAGGTGCTACGGCATGGCGAGGCTTGGCCTATGTCCCTGTAGGCATGGGAGTGTATCAATACAACACAACAGGCGATACAGCCGTTATCAGTCCTATGGGGCCTGATAGAGACTACGGGTTGCCTGGTGATTATCGGGGCAACATCATTAAACTGTTACCGGAGCATAACGCTTTATATGCGCTGGTATCGCCAGTCATTGACCTACAGAACATGTATTTATCGGGGCCGTTTGACTCTGTTACCTTTTACAACAACACAGGATATTCCACATTATTGAAGTGGACAGGTGAAGGCTGGAAGGTAGTTTGGGCGAGTGAAACCATAGCTGTAGCTAGCAACTGTGCTGCAATCACAACGGCTGACAGTACATATCGCCTCTGGTTTGGGGCAGATAACAAGATGTACTACATACCTTTGCGGGTTGATCTTCAGAATCCAGTCGAGCTTGACGACTTTCCTTATGGTTCAAAGTCTGAAAACATCTGGCCGTGGTTCGATGCTGATAATGCTGTGATTGACAAACTTGGCTTCAAGGTCACGGCTTATACCGAGAGATTAACGGCAAACGAATACGTCAAACTCTACTATGCCCTTGATTATGCCGATGGCGCTTGGGTTCTGCTTACCAATTCGACCTATACAGACGGGCAGATAGATGGCAATGGCGAGACTTACTTCACACTGGCCTCAGATGCAGGATTATCCTTCAAGAGTATTCAATTCAAGGCCGAGTTGTACAGGGGTAGCAATACTCTATTATCCCCTGATCTTCGGTGGCTTAGACTTGACTACATGAAGTTGCTTCCTGCCCGTTGGTCTTATCGAGTGGTGATAGATGTTACGAAGGACTACAGACATAAGAGGAAATCAACGCTCTTGGCTGCGTTACAGACAGCGGCGGAGCAAAAGACTCTTGGCGACTTCGCCTTCAGGACATTTGAAGGCACGACTGATACTCACAAAGTAAAGTGCAACAGCATGGCGGGGCCTGAAAAAGAAGGCAAGCTCAAAGAAGGCCAATTCGCAATAGACCTTATCGAATTGTAAGGAGTTTAATATGAATCTAGGCGGATATGTTTATGACCAGTTAGGTGTAGCAATATCGGGGTTGACCGTTGAATTATGGGCGCATGACGGGGTAGCGGCTACCAGTAGTACAACGACAAGTGCAGCTGGTTACTGGCAGTTTACCAGTGTGGCCACAACTGACACGTGGAAAATCAAGATAATCAACGGCACTAAAGTACAGTGGATTCACGGAAGTGCCGAGGTACAGGTTACTAATCTGGACTGTGTAACCGCTATGGCGACTGATACTATTGCCGAGCATACGGCTGCGGCTGGTGTGACGGTTGATGGTTGCCTTATAAAAGATGGAGTAGTAGAAGGAAAGGTTAAACGCCATATTTGGGCACAGTTTCTTATGGAAGACGAACAAGGAACAGTATGGGGCGAAACTATATACCCTAACAATACAGCCACTTACCGCGCTCTTACGGTAGCTATTCCAACTGGATTTACCACCTTAACTAAAGCCGTCATAGTAATGATTCCTTTGGCAACGGGTAATTTATATATAAGTAGTAGTGTTAATTTTGCTGCAAACGGAGAAAGTTATAACACTCATAGTAGTGGAGTAACTATAGCTATTAAAGCGGCTGTAGCAAACAAAGTATTGGAATATGACATATCTTCTGCTTTGACAGGATTAGCCGCAGGTGACTATTTAGGCGTAAGGTTTGATCGTGCAGGGACTGACCCATTAGATACATGTGAAGGCGAATTGGATGTTCTTGGTCTTCTCCTAGAGTACACCTAAAACACCCTTCAACTATCTTGAAGCCCCTTCGGGGGCTTTTTTAATTCAAATCAAAAGGAGAATCATCAATGAAAAGACTTTGGAACAACGGCAACTTCTGGGAATCGCTTCTGGTAGTAACCACGATAATCTCGCTGCTGGGCGTAACGCTGTCCACCATAGGGCTACAGGACAATGACAAGACAGAACCGAGGGCTGGCACATACATGCCCACTGTGGTGAGTCCTAGCATAACCAACACTAGTCTCACCTCTGGCCGCTTCGTGCTATCGTCTACAGGTGGGCTACAGGCGGATGATGGAGATGCCCAATTCAGTGGCGACACAGCTACGTTTACAAAAATTGACGCTCCTACCACTGCCGACTACACAATAGCCTCAGCGACAGCCTCGGCACAGGCGAAGTTACTAGCAAACGAGACACTTGATGGAGCTAGTGATGAAACAGAAATAAATGCAGCGATAGTTGCGCTCAATGGGGCTGGTGTTAAGCGTCACCTGATGCTCATAGGCGACTTTGTGGCAGATGGCCCAATTTTAGCACTTTCCTATGTTGATGTAACACTCAGCGGAACGATAACAGTAGCAGGTACTACAGCCCAAACATATGGAATTAAGATAGATGCTACTTCCACAGCAATAACCAACTGCAAATGGACTAACATCGTACTGCATAGGACAGGCACGTTAGCCACAGCTAGTAATGATGCAGCTCTTTACATCACAGGCGATGTGTCAAACTCTGTAGTATTCCAAAACTGTGAGTTTTACTGTGATGTAGTAGCTGCTGATGCACCTGCTTCTATTGGTTGCAAGGGTATTCTGCTTTATAATCCCCATTTTACCAATATGACAACTTATACCACATCTCCACAGTTCCTTGATTGCAAGGCAGAAGTCACAAATGGTTGTACGAGTGGAAATGTAGGTATAAGTCTATGGGCTATTGGTACTAATAGCAAACCATATTTTAGAAATTGCATAGGTATCAGCCCTAGCGGTTTGGGCGGTGATGCTGCCGGTATTTACTCTACTGAACCATGCAATATAGATACGACATTTGATAACTGCACCGGTTACGGTGGCACTTATGGCATAGCATTGCAAAGCAGTTTGACTATGAATAACTGTACTGGCTATGCCAACAGTGTAACTTCTAACTCATCTGGTATTTATGTATGGTCAAGTGCTCCTACTCTTAACTATTGCAAAGGTTATTCAGGAGTATGCACATATAGCTACGGAATACGGATAGAGAAAACCTCTACTCCGATTCTAAATGGCTGCGTTGGTTCTCCTATTGTTACTAGCAGTGAAATATACTGGAAGTCTTTAACTGGGAGCTTACCCGATAGCGGACAATTTAGGCCCTATGCTACAGGAGCATACTCTACAATAGATGGTTGGCTTCTGTGGGTTGTTGGCTCCAACACTGGTGTCACTCTGAACATAGGTTCAACGCCAGGAGCATCAGATATAGCCAAAGGTATAGATGTATCTGGTAATTTGGTAAATGTATCTATTGTACCAAAATATATAGCAGTTGCCAGTGCTGGTTATATGTATGCTACTCTTTCAGGGTCATTTACAGGCGAGCTACTAATAGCATATACCGTCATGAATAGTTACGCTGATAATTGTGGATTGTATGTGTCCAGTACTGCTACTGCACCCTTCAAAATCAATAATTGTCAGTTTTATGGTAGTAAAAGCTCGAATAGCAGGGCTGCATATTTTAAGCAGTCTGTGGGAAATATTACTGGTCAAATCAGTAATAGTGCCTTTATCTCGTACGGAGGACAGGCCGCACTAGCTTGTGACAACGCACAGAATGTACCACTCAACAACTGTACCATTATAGGGACTCTACTAAATATTAACTCAACTTCTGAGTTCGGCACACTTCCACCGGGGAGTATGAGAACTTATAAAGGCTCTCTCACCGCTGGCGCAGTAGGTAACGCAGTTATAGCATGGCAGAACCCCGAAGCTCAGGCTCTTACAATAACAGCCAGAACACTGATAACAACACCATCCACTGCGGCTGCTGTAGGCGACCTTGGACGTGCTACCACAGTGGCGGTTGTTGAGGACTGCGAGGATGTTTGGAACGAAGCCTTTGCCTCCACTGTCACATTAACAAATAAAGCCCTATCTGTATTAACCGAATCAGGTACAGCAATCACAACTGGTGGTGTAGACCTTCATGTTACAACTGAAGGAGCGTTTACAGCTGCCGTTCCATCAGGATATACGGCTACGGCGACAGGTGATGGCACAGGGGGTTATGTTACGGTTTCTGGCTCTCCTGCTACATTAGTAGATGGTGCTGATATAACCGTGACTGGCACAGGCCATATATTAGTCACAGTGACTAGTGTCTGCACCAATGCAGTCAATACCACCTATGTAGAACGTGGGACAAACTGCATAGCGTTCACCGTGCCGGTCACGGTTGATACCAACGACATAGTAGCTGCCGAGTCAAGGGCTGCTTTAGATATCTCAACTGCTACTTATTTCCTGGCGAAGCTCAGAGCCACGACCACAACTGTAGCGGGTGATTATCAACTCTTAATAGATGAAACGGCGGCTTGTGCCAGTCCTTCCTTTAGCCTTAATCTTCCAGCCCTGACTGCCAATACCACTACGCTGGTCTGCCTGGCTATCAACGGCGGTTCTGCGGCTGGTGCTACCTGTGACGCCATTATCTCAGTGGGATTGAAATACACCAAGGCCACATCTGTAGCCAACACCATCTACATTGACGATTGGCGAGCATGTACCGTTGGCACTGAGCTATTTAACGATCTGGCTCTCAACGCGACTGCATACACCAGTGCTGACAGCCTAACGGCTTCTGCCCCTCTTTATGTGGGGGCTAAAAACTCGGATGACCTGGACTGCATCATCATGTACTCTCAGACAGAAGCTACCACTTCATTAGTTGGCACTTACTACATTACGGCACAGGGACAATAGTAGTAATGCGGGGGACACTCGAAAGGGTGTCCCTCTTTAGGAGAACGAATTGGAAGGGGACTAAGGCCAATGGCAGAGCAATCGCAAATACCAATAGAGGAAAGGTCAGACCACGACCTATTGATATTAGCTGTCAAGGGAGTCAATGACCTTGTTATTCAAAATGGTAACTTTCACGAACATTGCCAAAAGAAACATGATGACCTGGACAGAAGACAGGACGCCCAAGACGAAAAGATATCCAGCATATTAACTAAGGTGTATTGGATATTGGGAGTTCTAGCGGTGGCTGGTACTGGCACTGGTATCGCTATCAAGTGGGGATGACCATGTCCACCATAGAAAAGCAGACTACAGCGGCTCAGTGGATAACACAGTGTGTATCGGATATCGTGGTCAAGCTCGGAGTATCACATAAAGAGGCGGCGCAGTTACTACTTAGGGAAGCGGTGCGCGAGATTAATATGGTCAAGGAGAGATGACGAAATGCCTGTAGATTTATCTCAGTATAAGCTAGGAGCTATTAAACCCTTACCGGATAAACGCAACCTGCCCTTTGCAAGTCTGGTCCCGGCCAAGCTCCCTAAGTTCTCACCTATCTATAATGGTGCAATCTTGAATCCCCTTATGGGGTTTTTCCCACCTCGTAACACCTGGGGCAATGAACTATATGGCAACTGCGTGGTGGCGTCCTCTGCAAACTACACCATTCACGCTGAGTACGCAGAACAGCAACGCATACTCAAGGAAATTACCCGGCAACAGGTCATTGACCAGTATCTACTTGAAACCAACGGTCAGGACGTTGGACTTGTGCCGAGTGACCACTTCTCTACCTGGCAAAAGACAGGGCTTAATCTCGGCGGGAAAATCTACAAGATAGATGGGTATGCCTTTCTGGAAGTCAAGGACTTTGAGCAATTGAAGGCCGCTTGCAATTGGGTGTACGGTGTGCAGATATGCGCTGCATTACCCAAATCGGCACAGACTCAGAAAACTAAACGAGGGTATGAATGGAAGTTGGCAGATGGTACCGACTCCGCGCCGGCGTCCTGGGGCTACCATGAAATGTACTGCCCTGGATATATTGACACGCCTTCCGGCCAGTGGCTTCTATTCTGGACATGGGGCAGGTTGATTAAGGCATCTTGGGAGTGGTGCTTGCGGTACGTCATGCAAGCAGTGGCGATCCTCGACCAGAAGGACGTAGGTATTGACTCAAAGGTTGACTTCAAAGCATTGCAAAGTTATCTCAATAGATTGAAGATTGGAGGGTAAACATGGACTCAAAGAAATGGTATCTATCAAGAACGTTGTGGGTGAACGTTATCGCAATAGTGGTGATACTTGTGCAAATAATTACTGATAATGAGTTGATTAACGTGGAAGCACAGGCCAGCATCTTGGCCGTAATCAACGTGATACTCAGGCTGATTACAAGCCAGCCTATCGAGACACCCACTGCGCTAAAGAAGAAATAGTTCATGCTGGTGGCGGAATAGGTTCATTACATAACTTGACAAAACTTGATACTTCGGTATAATAAATGCGACTGCAAGTTTTGAGACCCCAGGGCATTGGGGCTGATTCTCGGAAGGGAACGGCCCCTGTTTTTTGTTTAGCTTCATTTTTGGTTAGGCTTCACTACAGGCACGCCAGTGGCTAGTAAACGACCAGGCCGTCACTTAGTACTGCCCTGTTACACCAACACTAAACAGTCCCACCAAAACAACCCCCAACAACCGTTAAGGACTACCAGTGGTTAGATGTCAACCGTCTCTTGTCCCCTTTTTCTTTGGGATAGGCCATGCCGTTGGGCGTCAGATGATAAGGGACATATCGGCCATTCTCGGATTCTATACAGTAGATAAAATGGTCTGTTGACATTTTCATTGCAGAGGCCAACCCGCAAATAGTTTTGTAGGTTATGTTGTCCGGTGGGTGATTGATTAACTGAGAGATACGAGAGGCACTAACCCCTGACTTACGGGCTAGTTCTTCCTGATTAAGCGAGCGCTCCATCATCAATAACTTGATGCGTTGGCCGAGGTGTAGTTCCGGGGTTATCATAGGTATTCAACTATCTAGTCCTTTTCAGACTTCTCTTGGTAGCACTTCGAGGCCATAGGGCAACCGTCATGGCAAGCCTCTGAGGTATCTGATTTGGTGCAGATGTTGACTGTCTTCATTTAATACAACCGTCCTCTTCTTCTAACAGAGCCTTAATAAATTCAGATGGTAGTATACCGAGGGCATTAGATAATTTACGTATAGACTCTAATGTTATATTTCTACCCTCTCTCTCCAATCTACTAATCTCTGTCTGTTTTTTCCCAAGACGTTCGGCTAAAGTTTCTTGGCTGATCCCTTTCTCAAGCCTCAACTTTCTCAATGTCTCCCCCACTCCTTTGTAAGTTCCATCAACATACATAGTAACCATGCTGAACCACCTTAATTTATTAGAAGATATAAATAAAAATACCTAAGTAATAACCCCTATTTTTGTTCAGCACTAAACATGCTAGCACACAAAACGCCTATTGTCAAGATGTCATTATTTTATAGAAGATGGGCTAAATAGACCAATAAAGGTATTGACACAGTATCATTACTAGTGTATAGTATTACTAGTTTCTGAAAGGACAGAGTGAATGGATTTACTAGAACTCCTTCAACAGATACGAGCCGAACGTAAACTAAGCAACAACAAGTTCGCTGACTTCCTCGGAATAGATCGTGGTTACTGGATTAGATTTAAAAATGGTGTACGTAACTTTGGGCCTGAGACTCTACAGAAGATTATAGCCATCATTCCGGTATCAGAACACTATGTTGATGATTATGCGGCTCGCCGAGTTAAGGAACCAGTCTCAAAAGCAAAGTTAACCTCTGCGCAACTTTCTGGCGCAATGGTTGGTTTGCATCATTCCGGCAAAAATGCCCCTGCGGATGGTGGTATTACGAGTGATGGTTATGTCAATGAGGGTGATGCAAGATGACTTGTTATCATTTTTAGATGTATTAAGCGGTGGCAACTTATGACATACCCACTAAACAAGAAGAATAAGGGAGCGTAAACATGACAATGATGATTTGCAAGCAGGCGAAAGATGGTAATTGTTCAGACATACGTTGTGCAGATTCTAAACCACATCCGAGTGATAGTGTTTGTAAAAATAGTTGTCTGAGCCTTAATGATTCTAAGTGCGTCCCTGTGACTCATACCCCACCTGTAGAAGCCAATGGTATAACATTCAAGCCAGCCGAGGGGGAAGATTTCACATTGGCGACCAAAGCCCTAAAGAAGTGGGGGCAAGCCTGTTTCGATGCTGGTATCAAGGCCGAACAGGAACGGCGAGCAGCTACAGAGCACTGCTATCTGAAAACCATAGTTATTGCTGCCTTGGAGAAGTTTGCCCGTAACTCTTGCAAGTGTGGCGAGGAATGGGAGTGGGCGGCATGCTGTACTCCTGATGATATAGACGCAATTGATAGCTGGCTGACCGAGAGGGGGATATAGAGCATGTGCCCTAACGCCAATAACCACATTTGCTGGAAAGATTGCGATACATATACCAAAGGGAGAATCATATGTCCTTGGTGTCATAAATATTATGTGCCAAGTTTTACAAATGAATGGACACCGAACACAGTGGTCAAAGAGGCCAAGCAGCCAGTTAAAGTCTAGCGTCCGTGTACTGGGGCCAGTGCTTTGGTCGGTGCTGGCCCCGAAAGGAAAGAGTAGATGAAGTGTGAGGACTGCAAGTAATGTATAAGCACAAAACACAGCACCACATAACCGAGATAACACGCTTTAACATTGACCTTTATTGCTGCGCTCAGTGTGGGGCTAATCTAGTGCAACCATTTGATGGTCAACAGGTTATTACATGCTGTGCTAAAGACAGGACACATAAAGGCACGATGGCGAAGCAAGACTCTACAGTAAAAACGCTTGAACAGTGCGGCGAGGCCGGACAGCAAGCGATTGAAAAGTACGAAAGTACAAAAGGAGAGCGAAAGACTATGGTACAAGCAACAGAGCCACAAAGAACCTCGTTAACCAAGTACGAAACCAAGATGCAATTAACGCAAGCAGACGTGACCGACATAGTAAAGACGCTATGGCCTACAGCCCCAGTGGTAGAGGTCAAGAAGGCGATAACCCTTTGTATGCAGTACCGCCTTAATCCACTCGCTAAACATATTTATCTGATACCGTTCGACAAATGGCAGGACGGTAAACTTATTACTACTACTTGGACAATGGTATGGGGCATCGAGGCCACTCGCCTGGTAGCGCGCAGGGCAGCGCGAAAACATAAGACTAGTTACGGATATGTAGATTTTAGCCCTAGAATCATGACCGAGGCTGAACAAGAGAAGATTAACGGCAAAGTTGATAACACAAAGATTTGGGCTATCACCATTCTCAAGGATGAAAGGGGAAATGAGTGTTTTGGCGTTGGCTTCTGGCCTAAAACTAAGATGGTTAAATTCAAAGAAGTGGAGAATCAGCCAAAGGGAACTGACAAAGGTAATTCAATGGAGAATATGGCTAAGTTGCGTTCTGAGCGTAATGCCATTAACCGCTTATTCCCTGGGGAAATGCCTGACGAAGAAACAGTGGAATTAGAAGACACACGTTACATGGACACCCCCATCATAACCGAGGTCAGGGGCGAGTTGCCAGAAGCCGAGGTTATAGACGAAGAACCAGAGACACCCGAAGAACAGCCCCAAGCCCCTGCCGAGGCCGTGGTGAAGTCTGACGCCAACGTGGAGGGGAAGCCAGAAGATACGTTGGAGACTAACATATCCAAATTGCTAGCATGGGGAGTTAAAAAGGGGTTATCAAGTAAGGATATAGAAAAACTGCTTGATGTAGACGACCTGCACAAGATAACAGACTTTAAAGAAGCTGCGACAAAAATAGCAAATGCGTTAAAGGAAGTGGCATAATGCCGAGTCTCAATTCAGTACACATCATAGGCCACTTGGGGAAAGAACCGGAGCTGAGGTTCACACCCAACGGCAAGGCCACAGCCAGCTTCAGTGTGGCCGTGAGCGAAAGCCGCAAGGTGGGCGAGGATTGGAAGAAGGAAACTGAGTGGTTCAACGTCACAACGTGGAACCAGACAGCCGAATGGTGCAATGAAAATCTCGTAAAAGGCAGTCTGGTATTCGTGGTTGGGAAACTAAAGACACGTTCATGGGAAGCACAGGACGGGCAGAAGAAATACAAGACTGAGTTGATAGCTAATCAAGTGTTGTTACTAGACAAGAGAGAGAAACAAGAACAGGCAAGCGAAGATGACGGGGAATTACCGTTTTAAGAAGGGGGCTTAAAGATGGCAGTAAAGACTAAGGCACACCAGAGATATAAGAACAAGGCCGGGGAGATAGTCCCAGGTGTAACGACTATAACCGGACTCAAGGCGAAGCCTCAGCTTGTCATATGGGCTAATCGCCTGGGACTCAAGGGGATTGACTCAAGTAAATATAGAGACGAAAAGGCTGATATAGGCACTCTGGCTCATGCCATGATACTGGCACACCTTAAAGGCGAACAAGCCGATACCTCAGACTACTCAGCCAATCAGATAACCGAGGCTGAGAATTGCTTCCTGTCATATCTGGCATGGGCTAAAGGCAAGGATATTAAGCCCAACCTGGTGGAACAGTCTCTAATATCTGAAGCCTATCAATTTGGGGGTTGTCTGGACTTCTATGGGACCATCAATGGTGAGCTGGTGCTGGTGGACTATAAAACAGGCGGCATATATGACGAGGCCAAGATACAGACGTGTGCTTACCGTCAACTGTTGATAGAGAATGAACACCCGGCTCCAGACAAAATAATCATTCTTGGCATACCGAGGACTGAGGACGAGAAGTTTCAGGAAGTCACATTCACCAAGTTTGATGTAGGGTGGAAGTATTTTAAGAATCTCAGAGAGAATTACAATCTGGACAAGTTGCTGAAATAACACCGCCAGCCGGAAAGGAGAGCTAGTTGATAGAACACTTCTGTAATCAATGTAAGCAGCCTGTTACCCGAAACATGGTTACTGATCCTCTATTGGTTGAGAGTGGTATATTCAAAATACAGGTTATGGTGACACCCTTTGATCCTTCCGGTGACGAAGACCTGTGTATGGATTGTATGTTAAAGGCTCTCAACGCCAAACCAAAGCGGAAGTATGTCCGAAAAGAGACTACACAGATAACCGAATCATCTTTACCAAAGTAGCCCATAACGGCCCTCAATAGGCGACCTGGTTAAGTCTAAATTTAGGGTTGTTTGAGGAGCATATGCCAACACAGCGGATGCCTATATATTGGAGTACAGACGCAGGGGGGGAACGTACCAGGGGCGCTCTGTCCTAAATTAAAGGAGATAAATGCCAGAACAAGTTATACCAGTCTCAGCATATCAAACAATAGCAGAAGCTACTATGGAAAGGATAAGGAAATTGGAGAATCTTAGTAGTAAAAGGGAGTTATCAATTGGGGAACGGAGAGTCAGAACGCAGTTCAATCCCAGTGCCAACGAAGCTGTAGACATTATTAAACAGAATACAGCCCATTTAATTGATATGTGTGAAAACTTAAAAGGAAATGAACCACGTCTTGCAGCTTTAGCACAGACGGCCTATGAGGAAGCAGCCATGTGGGCTGTAAAGGCTGCTACGGCCTAGCCAATAACGCCGTGAGGCTGATATTGGACTGCCAACCTGCCCCGTAATCCGAAGTTCGAGGGATGATGTAGGCCACTGGCAGTTGCCAGCCACCCAAAAGGGCAGTCGAAATTCTAGATACTCAAAAGTGTAAACGTACTGGCACTGGCTGGCAGAACAAAGGTCGGGGCTGGCGTTTAGCAGCACTTGGGCATTATGCCGGAGGGTGTCTCTAGTGCCAGCCCTGACCTGAAAGGAACTAACCCCGAATCTGGCTAGGGGTAGTAATTTTGGGAAGGAGTCCTCCAGAGGCTACATGATAAAGCGGAACACGGCGGCCAGCCAGAGGGCCGCCGAAAGGATATAGCAATCATGGGAGATATAGACAAACGAGAACTAGATAAGTACCTCACCACTTCACCATATGAGAATTTGCCCGATTATGACCCTGAGACCCTCAAGGCTGTGGGCGAGTGGTTGAAGGAGGATAACCGATATCTAATTCTCACACGCAAAGATGTAGATGCCTTTCTGAGAGGGGAGTTTCCAGAGTAGATGTTTGACTCAGTAGAGGAACTATTGAAGGGTAGGCCAGAGTTGGCCAAACTTAATCCGGGGCTTGTGGCAGAGGCGAAGCCAGAGACAAAGGCGAATAAGTATCATGCTGTAAAAACATCCTATCGAGGTAGGGTATTTGCCAGCAAGCACGAGGCTCAAGTGGCGGCTGACTATGATTTGATGATAAAGGCCGGGGAACTGTTACAGGTGTTTTATCAGGTGCGCTTTCCTTTGCCTGGAGGCGTTGTTTATGTGGCGGACTTTGTACTGATTTGGGCGGACTGGCATGTAAGTGTGGTTGACGCTAAAGGCAAACGCACACGAGAGTATATCAATAAGAAAAAGCAATTTGAGGAGCGGTATGCTCCTATGAAAATAACGGAGGTGTAGCAATGGACAAACTTCAAGAGGTCTATGCGCGATATAAACACTATGACCGCTTATTAAATGACCCCCAAATGGTTGACGCCACGATACCATTGTACATAGCCCGCGACCTTTGGATTGCTATTAAAGAGACGGTGGAGAAATGAAAGCCTATCAACTCAGATTCTTTGAGGTGACGTTATGAAAGATATTCAGAAGTTTGATGTAACTGAACACATCAGAAATGAAGTGAGGAGAGTCTTTGTATCATCTATACCAGATGAACAAATGGACTTGATGATCAAAAAGGAGTTTGAAACTTTTTGGGATAGGGGCAAGTCCGATTATCCCTCGCGCCAACCTGGTGATGGGGTGAAGATTGTACGGGAAGAAATAGAACGCCGTACAAGAGAGGCTGTAGTTAAATGGATGGATGCCAACTTTGCACTAAGATACAACGAACAGGGTGTTCCGCTCCTTGTCGGGGAGCTAGTCAAAGAGTTAGCTCCTATAGTTCAAGCTGCTATTGTTGCAGATATTACACAACGAACAATAGCAGAGATACAAAAAAAACTTACAATGAGGTAATCAATGACCACAGCCACACGCCCGCCCTTCGTCATCCCACCCAATGTTCGCCCTGGGCTGCATAAGCACATCCTGGAGGTGCTACAGGGGCACTGTGGCCACCATAACGCTATCAAGAGTCCAGACCTGGCCAGAGCAGGGAGTGATATTTGGCTAATGGAATGAGGGCATAGATGGGACACTGGCAGAAGTTACCACACAAGGGGCGTAATGATGTTATATGGATGCCTACAGAGTCCTACACGATATCAGAGATAGAGGACACCGGAGAGAATAGTCCCTTATGGCAGCAACCAATCAAGGAAGCGATAAAGGAAGTGGTCAAACCGATTATAAAACCGAGGGCGATACAGGTTAAACCATTAGTTAAAGCAGGAAAAGAGGGGGGCATAGCGCTGTGATATGGAAGTATTATTTGAGAATAAGGGAAGCCGCTACTCTTTTGACTTCACGGACTACAAGTTAAAGTGTGACGTATCTCGTATCAGTGCCAGGGACGGCCATAGTATATGCAGGTTAATGGTTACGACTTATCACAAGAGCTATAATCCCCATATTTTAGGGGACAATTTTAATCTTACCAGCAGCCGCAGTCGAACATCATTAGCCAAAGACTTGGCAGCACGATATCACCCTAAAGACATCATTGTAGATTGGCCTAACATACTTGAATATATATCTCAAAAGTCTGTGATTGAGTATGAAAAGGGAGAGCCATTTCTGGAGATATGTTCCACTGATGCCGTTGGTGAACTTGAATATCTCATAGACCCCATAGCTCCCAAAAGTAAGCCAACTATTATATTTGGCGATCCCGGCGCTGGCAAGTCTCAGCTTATCGGCATATTAAACACAATTATGATGCTACCGTGGGAAGATAACGATTTGAGGTTGATAGCCCCTAACCAACGGGAGAAGTGTGGCTTTCTGGACTATGAGGCTGACGCAGATGATATGAGGCGCTTCCTAAGTAAACTAGCGAGTGGCATGGGGTTGCCACCTATACCAATGCTATATCGTCACTGCGACATACCCTTGATTAAGGATATGGAGAGTATAGGTAACTATATAGATCATTTGAAACTTACCTGTCTGATGGTAGATTCAGCTAGTCTAGCATCAGGCGGAGACCTAAATTCAATGCAGGTAGCACAGGACTACATCAGAGCGTGCCGACAACTCAGAATCACCACAATATCATTAGCCCATACCAGTAAAGACAGGGAAAGTAAGGCAAAGACTATTCTAGGTTCTGTATTGTTTGAGGCCGGGGCTAGGTCGGTTTGGGAGTGTCGAGGCCAAGAAGATGAGGAACATAATAGTTTTGATATAGCTTTGTTTCATCGAAAGAGTAATCTATCCAAGAAGTCAAAACCATTGGGCTACAGGATAAGTTATACGGCTGATGGGAATGTGGTGCAGTGGCATGATCCTTCAAGTGTTCCTGAGTTCTTAGAGCGTATGAGCGCCAATAAAAGAATATTAGACGCTTTAAAACATGGCAAGTTATCTACTAAAGAGTTAGTGGAAAAACTTAGTGACTTGAAACGTAGCACTATAGATGGAAACCTTAAACGATTAAAGGACGCAGGAGTTATATCAGGTGATAGCAACAGTTGGAATCTTACATGTAAGATGGTGTAAGAAATATGTAAGATAGAAGACCATCTTACAAAATGGTCTTTCTTAGGGATGTAAGATGTAAGATACGTTCAGTTTTACTTAACAAAAAATGAGTATGTAAGATAAAAAGTAAGAAGCTAACATAGTGCGACCACAGAAGGGAGTCAAATGACCAGAGCGCACCGGGCATTATCAGTGAATGACGTGTTGGGAGTAGACTTGAAGGCATCAAAGGCCAACGTGTCTGCGCTTAATGATGTGGAGAACCAAGACGTGGTGTATTTCAGAGGAATTGAGATAACCAGGTGGAAGCCATTTTGTTATTTAAGCCGGGGCCCGGAACGAGTAGATTGTTATAACTGCGAAAGTAAAGGCAAGAAGCCATGTGCGCCGAGATGGAGGAGATAGAATGCAACTGACCTTTGAAGGCAAGACAATAGACCAGTTATCCATAGACCTGATTAGAGCCTATGAGCCTAAAGAGGGTTATTATCTGGGCTTCTCTGGTGGCAAGGATAGTGTGGTTATCTACGACTTGGCTGTAAGGTCGGGGGTTAAGTTTGATGCACATTACAATGTCAGTCCAATAGACCCTCCACAGATACACCAGTTCATAAAAGAGTATTATTCTAAAATACAGTGGGACTATCACGCCAGGGGTTTCTTCGGCAAGCCGTTTGATAAACACGGCTTGCCGCTCCGAATTCAAAGATGGTGCTGTGAGTTAATCAAAGAGGCTGGTGGCAAGGATAGATTAAAAATATTAGGAATGAGGCGAGCAGAGTCAAATACTAGAAGCAAATACAAGTGTTATTCAGAAAATTATCATCAACTATTACCCATTCTGAATTGGTCTAATACTGATGTGTGGCAGTACATAGGTGAGCAATCATTGGCAGTATGCCCACTCTACTCTGAAGGTTTTACTCGTATTGGTTGTGTTCTCTGCCCGTTTACTAGCAAAGATGAAGCCAAATACCAGATAGCCAAGTTCCCAAAGATTGCAACGGCGTGGAAAGCAGCGGCGGGAAGATATATTCAGGCACGTATTGAAAGAGGAAATCCAACTGAATTTCAGACAGGTGAAGAATATTTCAACTGGTGGATAAGTAGAAAGTAAATATGCTAGAAACCGACTACACACAGTTGCCCCGGGATGAAAAGGAGCGGATAGTGAGGGAAGCTAAGTAAAATGGAGCTTGGCCTACATCGAAGAAATACGGTATCAGCAAGGTGCTGATAGCGGCCTGGATAGGAACATATTTAAGGGAGGTAAAGGCATGACTTTAATAGAATGGTTACTCGTAGGGATACTCATAAGCTCGGCGTTAAACGGCTTACAGAATCTTAGCCAGCGGAGGACTGTTAATAAATTAAACAGTGAAGTGGCTAAGAGGCAAGCGGAGTACATGGATTGGCTAAAAGAAGCCAGAATTAAGGAACTTGAATCAATGGTCGAGCTAGCCAAAGGCTCAGATGCATTGGCTCAGATATTGACCGATATAAAAGCAACAAATCCAGAGTTTTTAAAGGGGTGAAAGGCGTGAACAGGATATTGAGTCCAGAGGAAGTAAGCGAAGCCCTTGGTGTAATGTTGGAACAATGGAAGCTAAAACATCAAGACCAGGAATGGCTAAAGGGGTTGACATTTTGGGATAGATACGAGGCTATATTGCAGAAGCAAGCCGACCTCTCCTACGGCCTGGGGCAAGAGGACACGGCGAGGACGATATTTGAGGAGTTGGAGGATAACATGGATACTGTACACGCTTATGCAAAATATTCGCCTTTTAATGAGCCAGTAAAGTGTATAGGTGTAGATAAGTTTCAAGCCCTGAAAGCAAAGTACGTGAAGGAGTAGAACGATGCAATTAACGCTGGATACCGATCTCGTAGGTAGTTTTAAGGTAGAAGTAGACATTTGCGAAATATGTAATGCTCTGATAGTTAAATCTCAGAATGGTAACTATATGGGGAAACATATGTCATCTGTTCATCCCAAGACAGCCGCCCCCACGCCAGAGCCACAAGAGGACTTTACTAGCTGCTGCGCTCCTAAAGTATCAACTGAGGGCATAGGATTACAAGAGGACAGGGTGGAGGTGGCAAAGGTGCTGTGTGATATTTTCTACCCTGGAATATGGGAAGATATGACAAAACCTCGCCAGAAAGATTATCTAACTTTTGCTGACCAAATACTCGCCGCGCTCCGCAAAGAGCCAGCGAAACCAGACACTTGTACTATGACAAATGCCAGTTGTTACAGGTCACTCTGCCATTTATGCCCCTATCTGAAGCCAGAGAAGCCAGCAGGGGACAAGTGGTTGGTAAAAGCACCTAATAACCTTCCCCACATAGATTACGCCCATTATTATCAGGCAGGGGCAAAAGCCCAACTCATAAGCGATGCCAAGAGACTCAGAGAGGAACCATATAAAATAGGATTGACGGCTGTTATGGAATCGTTACAAAAAGAAGTCGCTGGATTGGTGGGCGAGTGAATTGATGCCAGTTGTAATAATTACAGTCAATGATACAGGGATATATGTTACCTGTTCAAATTGTCATATTATGAGGCCCGTGGGCAAAGGCTTTTGTCCTATCTGTGGTAGCAAATATGTAGAGTCAGAAAATATAGAGGTAACTGCATAGCCAGAATAAAGGGGGTGAAATTGAAAGACTGGTACAGTCCCAAAGAAGTCTCAGCCTACACACCTGATGTAATAATTTGGGTCTTGACCAGGTTGGTGTATTGTTCAGGCCACGCATGGCCTACTGAGCCGTCTAGCAGCTATGATGCCGGTGGGAAGCGGTCAAGGAATACCAGTACCTCATTTCGAGCGGTGAGCGAAGCCTGTGCCGAGCTTGAAGCACGCCTGGAACTTACAGGGCTGGACGGTGAGAAGTTGGTGCAGCAGATAGTAGCAGAGAAAGAGCTTGATTATGATTGTCTGAGTGCCCTGTATTTTTGTGTAGGAAAGAAGCGAAAGCGCATGGGATATAATGAGTGGCGGAATAGGAAGCATGACAAAGCCGCGGCTAGGAAGTGGGAGAAGGCCGCGGCTCAGGGCTATTAGCAGTATCTTAACCCCGCAGCTTTGTTGCGTTCCACGTCAGGTTGCCATTTACCGTCTATCCCCACATGCCAGTATTTGATGTTATCTATTTGGTCTTGTGTATATCGGGTTAGTAACTCAGCTTTAGCCTCTACCTCGTAAGCGCTAATGTCTGGGTCTGGCATTGCATTTATTAGAGTTTGGTCTATTTTTTTCATTTCCCTATCTCCTATCTATTTCTTTGCTTCCGGCTTGGTGGTGGGTTCTAGTTTTAATAATTGCCCAATCTCCGGCTGATATCCCATACTGGTAGCTCTCCACCAACGCTCACAGGCATCAACCAGGGCGGCGTGCTCGGTGAGGGTTAACCCCTCAAGTTTGGTGAGCAGGGTTTTCTCGTCCGCTCCCCATTTTTCCCACGTCCCATCGGGGGCACAATCCTGCGCGTTAAACAGTATGCCCTGTAGTGAGTGAGCCTCGAAGATGGTGCCATTAGAGATATCTATTATAACCCCCAGTTCAGGCTCGGCAAACCTATTTTGCAGCCCGAGTCTAGCCTGGTCAATTAGTGTGTAGTACCTATCAAGGCTCTCTCTAATTGCCTCAGATAATCCACCCTGTTTTTCGCTAGTGCGTTCGGTTGGTACTCTCAATATTATTTTCCTCTGTAATTCCTCTGGAAACCATACCTGTATACGTTTTGCCATCGGTGTCATGTTATTATCCTATCTCTGCGTGTACCATGCGCGGCCCGGTAAATAGATTAATCCTTTGTGCCTGATCGGCGAACACTGCGTCTGCCTATTATAATTTTGTGCCACTCGTTGCCTATCGTAATATCCGGGTGTTGTCCGGCAGTGTGGGTTAATACTGCATTGCGAGCGTATAGACTGCCATTTTGATATATCTCACCAGTTACAACGTGACGGTCAATTATTTGGTGGGAGGTTACTGTCTCACCCTGTTTGATTATTCGTTTTGCTATAGCAATTGCTACGTCTCCATGCCGAGCCGTGATAGTCTCGTTGTTCCAAATCCAAGAGATGGCTGTGGCAACTGAGGTAATATAGTTTGGCACTGGGTGTAAAAATGGCGTACCTGATTCATTCGTGCCGAGTAAAAATACATCTGAACGATATCCAGGCCCGAATCTGTAGGATTTGGCGTATACTCGTTTGCGCTCATCTCTAACGAGAGCTAGTAATTTGCCAACAGCAAAATTAGCACGTAATTGAGATGCCTTGAATACAATATCAATAATAGTTAGTGTGTGGTAATCGCCCTTACTATAGCCACCGTGTTCGTCGTGGTGTAGCCCAGCTTTTTGGGCTAACTGTAACGCCTGATATTTTTTAGTGGCTACCCTATATTGCTCTGTGTACCGGTGGTTATTACTGTTAATCCACTCCTGTTTTAACATTTCACTCTCCTCGCCCGGCGCTCTGTTGTCGCCCGCAGCTCGTGGTGTTGTACTATCTCAGTACACCATCATATTATCAGATAATCTGATAACTGTCAAGCATTATTATCACTCGTAGCCACTCGTGAGCCTAGCTTCAATCACTCGTGGTTTTAACCAGTTTTATTTTTTTAGCGCAAAATGACCTTACTCGTGCAGGGGGCTTGACAAGAGCAAAAATAGGGTGTATAAAGAAGTAATACTATAAGTCTGACCAGAGCCGCATGAAGCGGCTTTTACTATTTATAGCGACTAAAGCCCTGGGGCAACCTGGGGCTTTTTGTATTTCAGGGAGGAAAGTATGGCAAAACCCAACACTAAACACCCAGGCCCAAGAAAACCTACAGGCTCAATGATTAGCAAAAAGAAGCCCTGCAAGTGACCACCTATCCCCTATGGGACTGCCTGGATAATCGCTCCCGGTGTGTGGTGTTTAGCCTCATGCCTAAACGCTGGCAGCCTACTATACAACACATGGCTCACATCGAGAGCCTACAGGAGATTGACCACATTATGAGAGAGATACCACCAGCATACGACTCTAAAGCGCTAAAGGATTTTTAAAAAAATGGACACTCCAGTTTGCGAGGTGAAGCATGACTGAGACTACTGCAATAAAAAAGAAACACCCCGGCGGTAGACCACCGAAATATAGTGATCCAAATGTACTGGCTACCGCTATTGATAGTTATTTTGTAGGCAACGAGAGACCTACTATATGTGGATTAGCTTTGCACTTGGGTTTTGTCAGTAGGCAGAGTTTTTTGGATTACATCGAACGTGGGCAAGAGTTCTCTGACGTTATAAAAAATGGGAAGTGTAGAGTGGAACAATCTTACGAGTCAAATCTCTATAACGACAAGCCTGTTGGCTCAATCTTTGCGCTCAAGAACATGGGATGGCGAGACAAGCAGGATGTAGAGCAGAGCGGTGAGGTTACACTCAAGGTGGTGTACGATGATACGGTAACCGAGGGCAAGGGTCAGGAGTGACGATACGGCAATCAATAACCCGACAGTAAAGTTTAGCTTCGGGAATGGTCATAAATAGTTAACATAATAGTAATAGTACGCAGTTCGGAAGCTACAGGACAAACCCCTTAATAAATAACAGGTTTTGAGCCTTAATCAGTAAGGCGATACGTGAGTTACTTAGTCAATGTATGATTTAGCTTCAAAAGTGGTGCAATCCATTGCATACCGTTACGAGTGGCATGGTGCAATCCATTGCACTAATTTCGATAAGGAATAATAGTTCGATGTATAAGAAATATCAGTTAATAAATGAGTCAACCGGTGAGATTGTTGGGGAGAAGAGCGAGCACTTTACAGACTCTATGAATGATGAGGGGTATAGGTTTCCTTCTCATAAGGCTGGTATCCGGTTATTCAAGGGAATGCCATTTCCCGATGAAATGACAGATGCAGAGATTGGTAAAATGCTTAGGTTATCTATGGTGGTGATTGGTAAGACCAACATGTTGGGATATAGGCAAGGGCAAACCATCGAGGCCTATACAAGTGCAGAGATTGTTGAACTTGCCAAGTTGAGAAACAGACAGGGTAAAACCTTTCTTAATAAAATGCTGCGGCTCAGGATTATGCAACGTGTCACGACCAATACGGGGCCGCAATACTATATTAACCCAGCTTACCTCCAGCCACCAGGACACCGGTTATCTTTGGACTTATTCCTCTTATTCAGGGATGAGCTAACCGGTTTGTTGCCACAATGGGCTATTGATGAGTTCCTTTCTCAGGCGCGATTCAAACAGACTAGCCAAAGACAATTAGCCGAAGCCGAGCGCATACTACAGGAGGGATAGATGGCAGTTAGCCAGGCCACAGGCGCAGCACACGACCACCTGACTGACGGCCTATCCCCACTAGCAGTAGAGCGCATCAAAGCCTACGAGCTCCGGTTGTGTGACCTGTTTGACCAGCACTTTGACTGGGGAACACCAGAGTGCTACAGGCTACGGGAGTTGATAGTAAATATGTGGAAAGAGGCTAAATGCACAACGTAGACATCAGCAAAGGGATTCAGGTAGGGGGTTTCCGCTTCAGTGTTGATACAAGCGAGTCAAGCCGCAAGCACCTAGATGCAGATCGGGACTTGGGGCAGTGTGACTTTGACAACCACACTATACAGATTAACAACAAGATAGACTCAATACATCAGAGTAAGGTCTTTATACATGAGGTTATCGAGGCGGTCAATCAAATCTACTGTGATGGTGAGATACCACACCCCAACATTCAGCGCCTTTCTTACGGACTACATCAAGTCTTAGAGGATTTGGGCGTGAGGTTTGGCAAATGACCAACTACATACTGATTAACGCACGAGGCTCTTACCTTGTGACGGTAGCCAACGGCTACACCAAGATTATGCAGTTAATGGGTTATGCGTACGTTTACAATCTCAATTAAGGGGAGTACATGCCAGTAGCGACAGAATATAAAGTCCATCTGCGGAGTAGTGTTGGAATGCCTCGGCAGAAAGAGTTAGAGGATTCGACCTACAAGCGCAACGTGGTCAAGGCTGGCAGACGTGGAGCAAAGACGGTAACACTAGCCAAGAAGCACATCAAAGCCTTCCTAGCAGGTCGCAGGTGTTTATACGCTGCCCCTACAGTAGAGCAGGTGGGTACATATTGGTATGAGGTATGCCGGGCACTCAGAGAGCCTATAGAGGCCAAGGTATTTCATATCAACAACAGCGAGCACTTTATTGAGTTGCCGGGGACTAAACAAAGGATTAAGGCTAAGACTGCGTGGAATGCTGACACCCTGCGCGGAGACTACGCAGACGATTTGGTATTTGACGAATACCAACTGATGTGCGAGGACGCCTGGGAAGTAGTGGGCGCTCCCATGTTGCTGGACAATGACGGGACTGTTACGTTCCTCTATACTCCACCTTCCCTTATATCGGCGGGCGTATCCAAAGCTCGGGATCCGCGCCATGCTGCCAAGCTGTTTATTAAGGCTAGGGAGGACACAACAGGCAGGTGGAAGACATTTGAGTGGTCTAGTTACGATAATCCCCATATAAGCAAGGTAGCCCTAGCAGAAATAACCAAGGACATGAGCCAAGATTCCTACAGGCGTGAGATTCTAGCCATAGACGATGAGGAAGACACCAACCGGCTTGTTTACCGGATGTTTGACGAGAGGACACAGCTAACCGACCCAATACCATTAGCTAAGGAATGGATGCGGTATAGCTGGCATGATTTTGGGCAGGCCAATCCGGCGGCTCTGTTTGCAGCACTGGACACGAGCGGGAATATATT